TCCTCCGCCTGTCTGCGGAAGATTTACCGCAGGAACATCGGAATAACTTGCACCGAGTAAGGTGATATTCTTAGCCATAGGCTCACCACCTTTACGAGATGCTCAATACTTTTGTAGTTGAGTCCTGGGAGATGCTCGGGATCTGAGCTGAACCAGCCACTCCGAATATGGATTTACCGTATACGATGTTCCCTGCTACGAGGTTAGCGTCTCCGCTGATGGTCTGTGTTCCGGTGAGATATGTTCCGCTTGCTATCGTCTGGGCACTCGTTCCAGGTGTGATGGTCGCAGCTGCCTTTGTAGTCACGGATGCTGTGAGAGAGACGGAGCTGTTCCCTGCTGTTCCAGAAGAAACATATCCGGCGGTGACTGAAGGAGTCACGCTCACGCTCTTGGAGAGGGTTATCGTATTCGTTCCGGTAGATACTGAAGCAGACGATGCGGAAATCGTGCTGGGTGCTGTCGCAGATCCTGCAGATACTGCCTTCGTAGCCTGGCTTGCGTAATATCCAGCCGGTACGGTTACTGTGTCTCCTGATGCGGACAGGTCGCTTCCTGTCTTTGTTGCTATGGATCCGGTGTACTTGGTTCCGTTAGCGTATGCAGTGTATGAGCTGAGCATCTTTGCTCCGCTGTCAAGGGTCGCATCACTTGTATCGTAGAATGCAGCGTTTCCCGGGCCGGGTGAAAGAGGTATCTCCACGGAAGGAACATTCTGATATACTACGTCTCTTATCTTTACATTTTGTGCCATGTTATTACTCCTTAGGATACTGTTATCACTGAACCATTCCAGGTGATCAGACCGTAGTTCTGAGGAATGGGTTCTATCGTTACGTTGCGAGGCATCTGGAAGCCTGCGGTCTGGAGGATCTGAGTCTCCTCCGATGGAATGACTGTTGTCTCTCCGGGATAGATATCTCCTGTCCGGTATACGATACCGGTCTCAAGGTCGAGATCTATCTCGTTCCCATCCTCCACCTGAAGAGGCAGATGAACAGGAGAACTCTCAACATCTAAGCTGACCGGTATGGTGTATATCATGGAGTGATTACCTCCTCTTTAAGGTTCCTGCATGTCGGGATCTGTTTAATGACCGATGCACCTCTGACGGTGTTGCCGGAATCCTCAGATACCCAGTTGACCTGAACCATTACCTGAGCGAGAGGGAACTTCAGAGTCTCAGCCTGAGTCATGAACACGTTGATGATGTTCTCGTCTATCTCGAGGTCTGCGTTCGTCTTCTCGATGATCTTCTTGTAGTTCTTGTCAGCGAAGGTGACATATACAGTCTTCCCGGTAAGATCCACCGTATCCGGAAGAGTGAGCTTGTATGTAGGGGTCGTTCCTCTTGAAGTTCCCATTATTTACCTCCCCATATTGCCCCGAGAGCCTTGATAGTGTTCTTCCCTGCTATTCCGTCTCTCGTCAGTCTGTGCTTCCTCTGGCAGGCTTTGACGGCCTTGTCAGTCTTCTTTCCGAAGTATCCGTCCTCGCTTCCAGCGTTGAAGCCTTCCTTGTTCAGCCACCACTGAAGAGCTTTTACGTCCTCCATGTATTTTCCGCTGCACTTCTTCTTTGAGAGGTTCTGCTTGAAGATGTAGGCCTTGTATCCTTCGGGCTTCGGTTCTACCCACTCGGATCTTCCGTATCCGTTCCACCAGTCGTTGCCGTTCTGGTTCAGGGTCTCCTCTACTACTCCTACGTCTCTTCCTTTTGCATGGACGATCTTCAGGTCAGATACTACGTATCCAACATGATGAGCGTTCCCTTTGGAGGCTCCGGAAGTATAGAGCCTGAAGACGAAGTCTCCGGGCCTCAGCTCAGATCGACTTATCTTCTTGACTTTGTTATACATTCCGTTGGCGGTCATATCGCTGGAGATCTCACCAGCTCCGAGGAGCATGAAGACTCCAAGGCCGGAGCAGTCGTAAGCCCGAAGAGACTTGTAGCCTTCCAGCACTCGTTTGTCACGGAGAGCCTTTACTCTCTTCGCATTGTTTGCACTGGTCTCCCTCTTGTCTATGTAGGCATCGGTCAGGTTATCGAGGGTCTGTCCCTGCCCTCCCCATAAATAAATAGAGCCGTTACCGTCCGGGTAAGTCTGGCCCTTCAGGTAAAGCTCCCAGTCTGTATATCTGATCATGTCTTCCAGCTTCCTCCGTTCTTGACTTTAAGTGTTGCCTCTTTCCACGTTCCGCCGTTCTTGACCTTGACCGGAGCGTAATACCACGTACCTCCGACTTTCACCTTCACCGGTGATTTTCTATCCCATACTATGTACAGGGTCACAGTCTTATCAGAGGTCAGCGTTGCAGATCCTGTGAGTCTTGCTATCGTTGCAGCATTTACTGAGGAGGCCGATGTTGTATCCTGGTTGAACAGGTTTCCTGTTCCAGCTGCGTTTAGAGCGTATGCTGCAGTAGGCTCATAATCATATCCGACTCTTGTACATCCATACGTCCCGACGTTGTACAGGTTGACATAAGACTCACCGGTAGAGATGGTATTCGTTACATCCGTCCATGTGGATCCACTGTTATTCGATACCTGGACCATTCCTCCGTTGGCATTCCTGTACCGTTGTGTTCCGGTGCCTGTTGCGATGGTTCCTCCGTTTACGTTGAACTTTATCGTGACCTTGTAGGCTGTCCATACCGGATATAAAGTTGCCGCTGCGTTTGCGGTATAGGTCCCTGACAGTTCATATGCTTTTGAGCCTCCGTCTGATGTTGCCCATCCGCTCTGATAGTATCCTGATCTTGTAAAGGTTGCTCCTTTGAGTGTCAGGGCTACGTTGTAGGTCTTGGTTGCTGTTGTGTTAGTTCCTGTACCGTATGATCCCTTGTTATAGGAGATCGTGTAGGTATTTATCGTCCATACCGGATAGAGCGTGACAGCTGCGTTCGTGGTATAGCTTCCACTAAGAGCGTAGTCCTGAGCTCCTCCGTCAGTCTTTGACCATCCTGTCTGCGTGTATCCGGTACGTGTGAACTGAGCTCCCTTAAGGGTGAGGGTCGTGCCGTATGTCTTTGTGGCCGTGCTGTTGGTTCCGGTTCCGTTTGCACCTTTGTTATAAGAAACGGTGTATGTGGCCGCAGCTACGCTGATGGACTCAGTGTAGTATCTGACTCTCGCTCCGGAGATGGAGTCGCTCTTCTTACCGATAAAGCAGTATGCCGGGTTTGTTACCGTACTCGGGCTTGAACTGCTCTTACTCGTAAAAACAGCCACGTTCGAATATGTCGTGGCTGCTGGTTTTGAGTTGACGGTGAAGGTCTTGCTGAACGACCATCCTGACTGTGGGATCTTCGTGCCGTTCGGCTTCTCCATCAGGAAGACTCCCGAGCCTATTGCATCTCCGTATGACTCGATGTCTCCGGTTCCTGTTGTGTTGGACGGAGAGACGTTGTGTCTGAGATGCAGATAGAGAGAATAGTTCGGATCAGAGCTGGAGCCGTTTCCGAAGATGGTACCGGCTACGGTAAAGACTATATTCTCTCCGGATCTGGCTGCGGACACTTCATACTCGAGGGTGATGTTATTGCTCGAGTATGCGTAAATAGTTCTTGTTGCCATAGATCCTCCTTATCAGCTGAGTGTAGAAGTGTCTATCCAGATATCTCCATTTACTGCTGATCCTGGTGCGGAACTCTGCACATAGATCCCGATGTCTCCCTTTGTGAAGGCCATGTCGGTCTTCAGTGTGGAGACTGAGACTACTGTGGAAGTCGTTCCGTTCACCGTCTGCTTAATTGCATTTGAGCTATATGTTACTGCAGAGACCTTGCTCCTGACTTCTGCCATCGGCATGACTGTCGAGAGAGAAGTCGTGAGAGATGATATGGATCCGGAGGATACCGTGAATCTTAAAATCTCAGCCTCGTACACTGTCCCGGTGGTGTTGATGTCGTCCTGAGTGAGGTTCCTGAAGTTCTGTACTGTTGTTGCATAGTCTTCCTGGATGTCGAGCTGTGGGTTCGAGAGCGGAGTAGATGTCTCGCTTGTGTCTATGTGAACGAGGAGCCTTCCGACTCCGTTCGTCAGCACTGATCCCGGAGTGACTGAGATGTTGGTAGTCCCATCTATATGGATGAGTCTGCCGTGTATGAGCATATAGCCTTCGTATAGTGTTATGACGTTGACTGAAGTGATGGCCGGTGTCGTTGACGATATAAGCACGTCCGAGCTTCCGGTAACGAGTTCGTTAACGAATCCGTCATTCCTCGCAGTTACAGTCTGCTGGTCAAATGTAATGCCTTTTACTGCCATTTTGTCCTCCCTTAGAGCTGTTGGTTTATTTTGTCAGTAAGCGTAGTCCTCAGCTCACCGCACTGATACTCTACCGTCCCGTCATCATGTCGGATCTTCTTCGATATGTAGGTCGTGTAGTAGTGGTTCCTGAGTTCAAGTGTTATCGGATCGTAGAAGTTGAATCTGGCCTCTTCGTCCGGCATCAGGAGACTCACCTTATGGCTGTACGAGTTCTCCTTGAACTTGTTCAGCACTCGCTCCTGTTCGTCTTCTCCGCTCATGATCTCCAGCCATTCCCAGTCTCCCGAGACTCTGTCGTCTGCAGCTGCGTTCGTGGTGAAGGTCCCATCTGAGAGGAGGTAATAGTTTGTTGTGCTTACCGGATTCGTACTCCTGTTGTAAGCGGTTATCTTAGCCACCGTGGAGCTGGAGAAGGTCTCCTCCAGTACATCCACCGGACGGTTCGTAGTTATGAGAGTCTTCGTAGATCTCGCATCTTTTCCTATCGTGATCTCCAGCTTGTTAGTCTTGACTGTGTAGTTCACGAAGATGTTATATAGTCTCCTGATCTGGGAGATGTAGCTCTTGACTGTCCACAGTCCCTCCTCCAAGGTCGGAGTGCTGACGCTGGTACTTGTCAGCTTCGTCAAGGTGAGGTACGTGAGCTGATAGAAGGAATCCGTCTGATTCACGTACTCGCTCAGGATGTTGTTGTAGAGATATGTTTCTGCTGTATAGTTTTCTGCGTCTCCATCGTAGAGCTGTTTGTTGTTGAAGAGGTAGGAGATGTCCTTTGCAGTGATGTGCAGAACATTGTCCCCTTCTCTCTCGCTGTCGTTTACCAGAGCGATGAATCCGTCAAGTGTGAATATGATGTCATCATCGTTAATGTTCTCCGTATAGGCTGTTGTGATGTCAGAGAGGTCGGTGTAGATGGACTGGACGAGCGTGTAGTTGTAGATGTCTACCGCTGCCTTCGTCTCGAAGGTGAGCCTGTCCTTTATGAATAACTTCATGCCTCCTCACCTCGTCTTCCAGTATTTGTAAATGCTGACTGCAGCCTCTCCAGCGAGCAGACCGTCCACCGCAAACTGAAGAGTGAGCGATTTGTTTCTCGGAGCATGAAAGAATATTTCCTCTCCCTGATGTATCTGCACCGCATCTATCAGATCCGTAAGCGTGGTTCCGACCTGTTTCCATACACCGGCATCCTTCGCCGTGGTTGCGAATACCAGTGTCTCTCCTGATGTGAGCGATGTACCTGTCAGGTCGAGCCTTCCTATGCGTTTCAGACTGTTGGTCTCGTAGAGTGTGAGTACCGGGTCTGTGAAGGGTCCTAAGGCCGTGAAGTAAAGACCTGCGTCATAGTCTCCGTCCACGGTGAAGTTGACCGTACCCGGGCTTCTGTCAAGGCCGTATCTGTAATCGTATACGTAGTCGTACTGCTTTATCCCCTGCGTGACCTCCGTAGCGAATGTGATCTTCTGTACGGAGGAACTGTACCATGGAGTCAGTGCTACGAAGGAGATGTCGCAGCTCAGGTATCCTCCGACATCGAGTTCTCCTTTGCTTATCTCCTGAATAGCCACGTCCTCGTAGTATTCCACGTTTCCGAATGGTATGTAGACCAGGGTGAGTTTCTCCCCTGCGTTTACCCATGTCGTGAAGTTCCTGTAATCGAGATAAGCGGTATCTCTGTCTATGAATGACAGGATACCTCCTACCGTCATCTGCTGGCTTTTCTGCATGGTCGGAGTGAAGAATCCGTCCCTGGCTGAGAGGAAGCTATACTCGTTAGCGAATCCCAGTCCTGACAAGTCGTTAATGAAGGACGACCTCAGGAGGCATGAGATCCTCTCGGAGTTCTCGTTCTGAATGTATAACTGTCTTACGTTCATATAGCAGCCCTCCCGGTCTGTTGTCCTATCATACGGTTGAATTTATTGAAGAGCATATCCTGCTCTGAAGGACTCATGCTCTGAGGATATACGTTCATGATGTACTTGCCACCGGTTCCGCCAGAGTTCCCGAGAGCAGACTCTATGATGCCTCCGAGCTTGTCGAGCGGTATGATGGCCTCCGGTCCTGCCTCACCGGTGAGGGTGAATGTCGGCTTTGTTACGATACCACCTTGAGCCATCGCCTGGACCGTAGTTCCGTTCCTCTGGATTCCGGTCACATTATTCATCTTGTAAGTGACCTTCACTCCTTTGAGTTGCTTCTCGATGGCCCTTGCCATCTGAGTAGCCTCATTCGTTACCAGAGGAATAGACTTATCAAGACCGGTTGCTACTCCGCTTCCTGCAGCTTTACCGATTTCAATTCCGACATCGCTCCACTCCCCAGGAGTTTGAGCCTCTTTAAAATCGTTTATGAGTCGCCATGCAGATTCTCCGCCTTTTTTCCCGAAGTCATCCACCATCATCTGAACGATGGACATCGAATCCTCAGAATAGTCGGTCAAGGTGTTGATGTAGTTAAGCATAGCCTGCTTAGCGTCTTCATCGTCCTGAGCGAGAGCTATGAGGAGAAGCTCGTGGAGGTTCTTCTCGTAGTCGTTGATCATCTTGGTATTATGCTCGATGGTCTTTGCTCTCTTCTTCAGGGAGTTCTTGGTGTTCAGTTCTATCTTATTGTTGGTTTCGGTAGACATCTGAACACGAAGATCCTGAAGTCTCTGCTCTTCCTTTATGGTCTCATCGAGGATCTTGACTTCTTCCTGATGATTTGCTCTGTATTCTTCCAGCTGTTGCTGTTGGAGATCTGAGAGAACTTCTCCGTTTGCCTGGGCTTTTAAAAGATACTCTGCCTCTGCATCGGTGAGTTGTTCTATACTCTCCTCCGCAGTCGTAGCTGCAGTACTGTAATCGAGATAACCAGAAACGACTCCCTCCAGATACAGAGCCTCTTTCTCCAGTCCCTTTATCGCAAGGTTGTTCTTGTCGATCATTCTGGAGTATTTGTCTGTATGCTGGTCTGTTACATTCGCTGCGAACTGTTCGTTCTGAGCTTTCAGGAGGGTTATCTCGGTATAGATCTCGACCAGTCTGTTGTAGTTAGCCTGGTACTGAGCTCTCTGCTTGAGGTTGTTGATGAAGTCTGTTCCGGCTTTGATATTGCCCTGAAGAGCTCCTGTCTCCTCGTCTATTGCAAGGACGGATTCTCCGGCTGCCTCGTTGAACTGCTCGACTGCAGCTCGTAACTGGTCTTTTTTCTTCTTTGCCTCGACCTCAGTCTTGGTCTCGTCCTTGACTTCCTTGTCGAGTTCTCTGATCCTGTTCAGCTGTATCGAGAGGGAGATGTTCTGATTCTCTATCTCGTACATCTGGTCTTTATAGGCCTCTTTAGACTTCTCTATGGACTTCGTAATCTTCTCGTTCATGACAAGAAGCTCGTCCTGAGCGTCCAGGTACTTCCTGAGCTTGATGGCTGCCTCGACTATTTCCTGAGCGAGCTTGATAGCACCGCCTGCAGCTGCGAGAGATGCTATGGAGAGGTCCTTCATGCCTCCGCTCGCATTCTTCGTCTGCTTGCCTATCTTCTCGACATTGTCTCCGACTTCTTCTGTTGCTTCTCCGACATCCTCTATTGCATCAGCGGAGTCTTCTGCAGCGTCTCCGAGATCTTCGACTGCATCGCCTGCGTCTTCGGTATTGTCTTTGACCTTCTCGATGATGTCTCCGGTATCAGTTATCTCGTACCCGAGTTCCTCGAGTTTCTTCTTCGTTGTGTCGAGCTGGCCGTGGAGTATATCGTTCTCCTTCTCGGCTGACTTCATCTCCTGAGTGATCCTGTCGAACTCTGTCTGCGAGATCTTCCCTGCTTTGAAGTCTTCACGAGCCTGCTTCCATGCCTGCTGAAGATCCGAGACCTTCTTGTCGCTCTCCTCGATGTATTTTGTGAGGACGGAAAACTTCTTCTTCAGGTCTTCGATGTTGTTAGGATCCAGTTTGAGCTTCTTGTTTAGGGCATCGAGTTCCTGGGCCAGAGTCTTAGTCTTGTCTTTCGCCTCTTCCAGGGCTTGTTCTAACGGCTTGACATCTCCGCCGATCTGTATGGTTATGCCTTTTATGTTTTCGTTCGCTGCCATTAGTACTCCTTATCCGCCTCCGAGTATGCGGTCAATATCTGCCTGTGTAGCCTCGTACACTCTGTCCTCCTCCGGTATGTATTCGGAGAGGATGTCGAGGATCTGGCCCACCGTCATCGTTTTCATATCCGTCACCGAGATCCCTCGGTTCAGAGCTGCAGCGAGGAAGTTCTGAGTGTTCAGGCCTTCTCGTCTGTCTCCGGTTCGGTGTCGGCTGCTTTTTTTATCTGTGTTTTCTGGGACATATTGCTGACGAACAGCTCGAGGTTATCTGTCAGGAGATCTACCACCGGAAGGTCGTCTATCGTCCTTATCCAGGCATGGAATCCAGGAATGCTCTCGTCTGCTGTCTTCGCCATCGTCCAGACCATCTTTGCTACTCCGAGTCCGTCTATCTTCTCAAGGTTCAGCTGGGAACCGGTGAGAGCTGAGAACACATCGTTCTTTGCTACGAAGATATCTTCTCCGAACTCTGCTCTATATAAAACGAGGTTGTAGGCACTCGCCTTCAGCACTACGTCTTTTCCGTCTATCTTTACCGTCTTCTCCACTCGTCTTTCTCCTTCTCTTCATTTGCTATGTAGGTCAGGCTTCCCTTTCTTGGGAAGTTGTAATGCTTCACCGTGAGTCCGCTGAAGGCCTCAGTAGGGTCCTTTCCCATCAGATCCTGATAGAAGAACCAGTCCTCCGCCTGTCGGATCTCCGGGCATCTCGTGTCTCCTACGAACTCCCTCCGCATGAACTTCACTGCTCCTACGAATACCTTCTTCGAAGTCTTGTTCAGGTGCCATATATCTCCGTTGTTTACCCGGAGGTCGAAGTATACCATGTCGGTACCATCGAGCATTTCCATCGCCTCTTCAAAGGCCTCCGTGAAGAAGTAGTCGTCAGATCCGAGAAACACCACGTATTCTCCGGAGGCTGAATCCAGGCATACGTTGCAGGCATTTCCTACTCCCTTATTCTCCGGGAGGGATATGATGACGAAGTTCGGATCGTTGCGTTCTTCCCTCAGCATCATCAGTTTCTGAAGGGTATCGTCCGTGGATCCATCGTCAACGGCCACTATCTCTATGTCATCTCTCCTCGGTATCGAATGGACCGCTCTCTCTATGAGGCTCTCCTGATTCCATACCGGGATCAATACAGACACTTTTAACATAATTGCTCCTTTATGCCAAAAAAGAAGAGAAGGCCAAAAGGCCCTCTCTTAGTTTGAGTTCGGCATAGACGGTACCTGAACGGAACTGAACCATGCGTTGTAAGTTGCGTCCGGTGTCAAGTCTGTCGTGTATGCTCTCACGTATCCGGTGTCCTTAGCGGCTGCAGCGGTTATGTTGAGAGTAGCGGTCTGCACTGTCGTGCTTTCCTCTGTTGTAGCTGCGTTCGTGCTGACTCTTCCGATAGACACGTTGTAGAACACGTATCTGCGAGCGGATTCGTCAGACTGGACTTCGAACATCAGAGCTATGCTCTTATGCTTTCCGTCCTTAGACTCGACCATGAGCTTGTTGCTGTCGAGTTCGTTTCCGAGTACGTTCTCTGCGAAGGCATCGGTTATCATGGCGATCTCAAGATCTCCGGAATATCCGGAGTTCGTGGATACTACATAGTAACGGCTGTCGTCAGCATAGAATACGTTCTCGTCTCCTTCTGGAGAAAGGGAAAGGTTCACAGCTCCGGGAAGAGCAACAGGTGTATCGTATGTGATCGAGTTGTTGTCGCCTTCTGTGATTATGGAGTAGTAAACATTCCTAAGTCCGAATAATACTTTTGCCATGTATTTTTACCTCTCGTAAATTGTATAAACTACCTGGAACAGTTCCTCCGAATCTATGAAGGTCTCGGTCTTGTCCCAGTTGAGATCATGGAGTACATCCTCCACGTTCTCCTCTGCCTTGGGATCCTTGTACTGGGTGTACAGTTCGACCTGATAACGAGGTCTCACACGGTAGACATGATCGTCTGCCTGGAAGTTGTTCGTATAGGGTTCGAAGTACACCAGGAAGGGAGGATCCTGAGGTTCTCTGAAAAATGAATAAGCCACCGGCATCCCGGTCGACTCAAGTTTTGTTAGTAAATCAGTCAGCAGCATTCTTAATTGCCTCCCTTATCAGCTGAGTGAAAATCTTTTCAGCGTACTCTTTGGCTGGCATGACGTGAGGTATCGCTCTGGCTCTGCCATAGGAAGGCCCTCCTCTCCTGTTGCGGACGATGTGTCCGTATTCGAGGAGATGGATGAGCTGCCAGTGCTTCTCGTTGTAGATCGCATCTACTCTTGCGAGCGGACTGTCTAGGACGTTAGCCCATGTCCATGAGTTCGCATATTCCCTCTTCCTTCTTGCTGGAGAAGTGTTATGCAAGACACGTTCCGTCTCATCGGCTGTCTGGTCTATGGCCTCCTTCGATTCCTCCACCACGTTGTAGCTGTAAGTATCGAGGATCTGAGCGACTGCTTTGGTCAGGTCTTTCGTGTTGACTCTGATGACAGTTGCAGGCTTCTTTTTTCTCCTCGCCTGGTATCTTGTACGTGCCATGATTTACCTCGACTGCGAAGAGTTCTCCTTCTCGGTCTTTCCGAGCTTCCTCTGAGCGTACAGTTCTATCATCTCGTCCTCTCTCTCGTACACTCTGTAGATGTCGTAGAGCTGGCCGTTCCATCTGAGGAGAGTCTCCTCATTGTACTCGGCCCAGACGACCTCGAACTTCGCTCTCGGATTTATACCCAGTGTCCGAGCCTGGAAGAACTCGTTCTGCGAGATCGGGAGGACTGTCGCATAGACAGTCTTCTCGACCTTGGTTACGATCTGATTCCCCACGGAGTCCGGAGTGATAACTTCCTTGATAAGCTGAATAGTCGTATCCTGCATATCAGTCACTCCAGTCCGTGTATCCGGTCTCCATCCTGAGCCTCGACTTTATCCTGTCATAGGAGTCGATGAGCTTCTCGTAGTCGTCCGGTGTCTTCCGTGGGAAATGTATCTTGCAATAGATAGCCACTGCTGTCTTGACTCTGTCTCCGCATGTGTCCGGATCCAGCATCTCAGGCAAGATCCCGGCTGACTGGAGGTCGTCCAGAGCTGCAGCTATCTGTATCTCTATCTGGCTGAGGAGTCCCTCATCATCAGAGGTCTTGAGCCTCAGGCTGGCCTGTACATATTCGGTCAGTGTCATGTTGTTATTCCTCTATCTTCTTCTCGGTCTTCTTAGTTGAAGTCCTCTTCTTCTTTGGCGGTGCTTCTTCGACCTTTACCGGCTCCGGTTTCGGAGGCTCAGGCTTCCTGGTCGAGAAGACTCCTGGTGCTATCTTGAAGATGCTCATAGTGTTCCTCCGTTATCTGCGACCTTGGTATGTTATCGTGCAGTTGCCTGTGACATAGACATCCCAATATCCCTGATCCTCATGATGCCTTATTTCGGCATCTCCTGTAACTGATATAGGTTGACTACCAGAATTATCCACCACACTTATCCCCTTTGATGGGAAAATTATGACCTCAATATCTTGAGGAGTGCCTGCCCATACTTCCTCCGTTGGATATTCTCCAATATATCCCTCATTGGTCTTTACTGCTCCACCGAGGTATGTATAGTTTTCATCGAAGCAGTTGATATAGTAGCTATCAGATGCAGGATCATCCGGGTATTGTGGTACAGGAGCAGATATTAGTGTTATGGTGTAAGAGGATGAACCACCGCCTCCTGATCCCTCAGGGATCGACGGATCGTATTCGTATTTTCCTTCAGCCCCTGTTGGTACCAGCATAGCGGGTCTCCTTAGTTAGAAGCGGATCCGCCCGCTTTTGCGATCTTGACGAATGCGTTCTGCTGGCATATACCGATGCTCAGGAACATTTCTCCGAAGATGTCGACTACGTTCTTCTTCTTGTTGGTCATCTTGTCAACAAGGATCTCAACGTCTTTGCCATCCGGGAAGTTTGCTCTTGCACCGTAGCTGAGGTCTCCGAGTATGATGTAGGTGTCTCCAGCCTGTGCGGATGTGTAAGCAGGAAGTCTGTCATCCTCGATTACCGGGATACCATCGAAAGGATCTATTGCATAGTTGTTAGCTATAGCAAGTGCCTTGCAGTATGCCTTGGTCTGAGGGTTCATTATCCATACTTTGTTCTTTGCCCTTGCGGAAAGAACTCCCTGTGCCACAACGAGAAGGCTCAGTCCGAGAGGATCGGTGGCACCGCTGTCGGTAGTAACTACCGGTACTCCAGGCATGGATGCCGTTGAAGTAGTCGGAGCGGACTTGATGTCATTGATAAGTTTTCCGCCTGCCTTGTAGACGATAGCGTCATAGACTTCGTCCTTGAGGAAGTCGAGGAATGCAGCTCCCCTGAGCTTCAGTGCCTGTCTGGTTACAGGAAGGTTCTTCTTGATAGCGATCGGAACGAGTGTTCTGATTCCGAGGTCAAGGTCTTCGTCAGCAATAGGATCAGCTGCACCTTCTGTATGAACGATGGCTGCGTCTCCGTCAATGAAGAAGTTTACTTCAAGGTTGCCCTTGTAAGAAGTCTGCTTAACCTTTGAAAGGATCTGGTCTTCTTTCCATGCCTTCTCGATAGCTTCCTCGACTACTGTCGGAACTGCTACTGTTCCGTCTTCTGCGTTCTCGGACATGAGTAAGGATCTGACTATTGTTTCGTCTCCGGTTCTCTTGTATTCACCGAATGCTTCAACGTATTCCTGGCTGTCTCTTGTGATCTTGTTTTCTTCCATCTGTGTATTCTCCTGATGTTCTGATATTGTTTCTCCTGCTCCGGCAAGTATAGCCTGCTCGGCAGCAGCTCTCTCTGCGATGATCTCCTTCTTGCGAGCTATGAGTTCGTCTGCCTCTTTGGTCAGTGCCTCTATATCAGCACCGTCCTGAGTCATCTCTTCCTCGATAGCCTTTGCTCTTGTGATGATCTCATCGACTTCGTTGTAAGTGTTGTTCATGATACTATCTCCTGAAGTTTTGCTTTCAGTGTCAGCCTCTTCTCTTCCAGTTCCTGCCTCTTAGCCTCTTCGTCTGCTTTTGCTCTCTCCAGAGCCTGAGTAGCACTCTCCAGTGCTGCCTCATCCAGTGAACGCTGAGCGACAAGGATGGAGGATTCTTCGTATGCCGGGAATGTGCATGCCGAGATCTCCCATACACGGCCTATCTTCGTGATATGCCTTGTGGCTTTCTCGGTATCCAGTCCCTCCCATGCGAAGTCTTTAATGCCAAGGACAAAGGACATACCGGTTATATCCTCCCTATCTATGGCACTATATAAAGCCCTGGCCTCGAGGTTGTTTATGGTGTCGAGCTTCGCTTTGAAGTCGAGACCATCCTCACCAGGGATGAGCTGCATAGTGCTGTTCGGGTTGTTCCTCCTGGAACGAGCGACCGGAATCATCTTGTCGTTATGGTTAACGAGCAGAGCTACGTCCCTGAGGTCTGCCTCATCCAAGGCTCCCCTGTCTATTACTTCGTAGAAAGGCCCTATGTCAGTAACGGATCCATATACTATGGGTCTGCCTGCTATGACCTTCTCTTCGTCAATTTCTCCCTGAGATCTCTCTATCGGGAACTCAATCATTCTGGTTATCTTTTCCATCGTTTTCCTCCGTATTGACTGCAAGCAGTTTCTCGTCCACCGTGTAATACTCACCACGGATGAAGGCTACGTCTCCGCCTTCTACCGGCTCGTAGCTCAGGAGCTGTCTTGCCTCGTTCTTTGTTATGATGCCTCTGTCGAGGAAGTCTCTTGCGAGCTGCATCCTCTGGGACGGACTCATGTACTGAAGCCTGTTCGCCAGTAGGAATACATCGTTCCCTCTCGACCTCTCGGAATATGTGTAGATGAGGTTCCTGAGAACTTCTCCCATCTGAATGGATATCCATTCCACGCAGCCGTTCCAGAAGGAATCCAGTTCTTCGGAGGTTGCTCTGTTCTGTATGAGAGCTGCGTTCACTCCGAAGTAGTCGTACACGTTCTCCTTGATGAGCTTCATCTGGTCAGCGTCTATGGAGTACGGCTTGTTCTCCATCTGCTTGATGTTTACCCAGTCTCTCGGGAACAGCAGGACACCATTGTTCTCTTCTGATGTGGAGAGGTTATCGAGGGTGAATCTCTGACGTTCCTTCCTGAGGTCGGATTCCTTCATGACCTGACCGGCTTGTCCGTAGAAGCGGTATGTCGCACCGTTCTTCACGTTTTCCTCGATAGCTTGCTTCTGCAGGTCAAGGAGCTTCATCGTCTGGTCAAGTCCGGAGGTCTGCTCTCCGAAGTATTTGTCGTGATACTGGTATCTCGTCAGGATCCCGATCTCGGAGATCGGAACCGCTCCCTTTGTACCGTCTCTGAACTCACAGCGTACCCAGTCATCTCCTTTGAACCTCACCGTCTCCCATTTCTTCGGAACGTCAGGATAATATCCAAGGATCTGGAAGTTCTTGTCATACACCGGGAAGATGAAACAGTTACGGGTCATATACAGGATGGTCGCAGCCTTATAGAGGAACTGAGCGTCTGTAAGGAAGGGACAGATGCCCTTCTTCAGTCTGTTTATCAGTTCCGGCTTTGCTGATCCCTTGTACTCTATCTTCAGCTTCGCCACGTGACGAGCTACGGTGTCCACTGCAGCTCTCACCAGTTCAGACTCATATATCGCTCCGTTCCAGTCATGGAATACCGGACGGTATGCTGTGTATGAAGCGAAGATCCTCTCTGCCTGTTCATACGCTTGTACGTTTTTTCTTCTGCCGAACAGAAAATCTAAAAAGCCCATGTATTAGTCCTCTTCGTTTCGGAGCTGGTGTTCCAGCTCTAAGTAGTATTTGTTCCGCAAGGCCATCGCACAAAGGATAGCTGCGGTTCCGTCTATATGAAGCTCCGGGGAGATCTTGATAAGTCTCCCTCGTCCTCGTTCTGTATTCATCTTCACTCCGCTGTTCAGGAGATGCATCGTCAGGAGGCCGTTGTCTCCGATGTTCACTCGACCATCTTTCATCAGTCCCTCGAACTCCTGCATCATAGGCCAGAGGTTGTCGCCCTGGTAAACGTCTTCACACTGGTAATAGCCTTGGAGAGCTTTGACCAGGTATTGAGCGGAGTATCTGTCGTATCCGACCTTCAGCGGATAGATCTCGTACACATACATGAGATCCGTCATCCACTTGAAGCAGTCTTCATAATCCACGAAGTTCTCCCCGGATAAGCTCAGGATGCCCTGAGCGATGTATTTGTCATATGGCACCTTGTCCCGGATGATAGCCTCCTCGAGCCTTGCCTCCGGTAACCAGAAGTGAGACACGATGTTGAGGATCCCATCCTTCTCGACCAGGATGCATGCACTCGTCAAGTCTGTCGTCTGTGATAAGTCGATACCGGCTATGCCGTAAGTGTCTCGCAGTGTATCCAGGTCAACGTAATGCTGTTGTGCCTTCTTAACCGTGGAGGATGGCAACCATGCAAGAGAACTGTTCTGCTTGATGTTTGCGATCTTGGTCTTGAACTCTGCCCGAGCTGACTGGTCTCCCGATTCGGCGATCCTTATGTACTCCAGCAGGTTATCCACCGACACGCTCACTCCGAGGTTAGGGTTAGACTTCTGCAGCTCGGTGATATCGTTCCATTTAGACTCATCGTCTATCATGTAGAAGAATGGGAGGAGCTTCGTCTCCTTCGATTCTCCCAAAAGCATCCTCGTAGATCTTGCGAAGAGTTCGTCATAAACTCCGTCATTGATGTAGCCGGCTGTCGAGATGGATACCATGAGAGGCTCTTTCCTCTTTGCGGTACCGCTCTTCAGTGCCTGATAGAATTTCAGTCCCTGGTCTCCAGCCCATGCTGCGAACTCATCGCAAAGCACGAAGGATATATTGAATCCGTCCGACGTCTTCGCATTATATGCGAGAGGCTTGGCGGAGGAGTTGTTCATCTTCACGTAGATGTCCGTTCTACGTTTCAGTTTCAGCTTGTCAAGCTCCGGTTCCTGGACGATAGTCTGATAGAAGGCATCGTATGCAAGTCCTGCCTGCTCCAGTTTAGGAGCTGCGAAGTATATCCTCTTTCCGTATCCCTCATCCACATAAAGTGCATACAAGGCGAGCATGGCTCCGAGTAAGGTCTTACCATTACCTCTGCCCATCGAGATCACCACTTCCTGGAACTGTCTGCATCCGTCCTGATCTACCAGTCCGAAGATGCATGCCACGAGGGCCTTCTGCCATGGTTCCAGCTTTATGTGTCCGTTGGATCCTTCGTGATGATGTCCGAACTCCTCGATGAATCTGACCGCTCTGTCTGCCTTCTTCGGGTCATAGAAAAAGGCCTTCGATTCGAGGCCCTTTATAATGTACTCGTACAGAAGCGTTATCCACTTCCCTACGATCTCCGTTCCATCCTTTATGTGCTGATAGTACGAGAGGATGTAGTCATTCTTTTTCATCTTCGTTCAGAAACTTCATGAACTTGGAGTCATCCTTCGTTGCTGTCGTGTATTTATCCAGGAGACGCATGATCGAGTTCATGGTACTGTTCGCTGCGTTCGATGTATTGTTCAGTTCTTTGACCGCCGGAGTGATGATGTCATTTTTTCTGCCATGAGTGAACTCCTTCTCCACTACAAGGCTCTCCTCTATCAGTTTCTCGAGCTTTTTGATGACTTTGTTCTGCAGCTGATACCTTTCAAACGCTGAGTCAAAGAAGTATAGTCTGTCCGGAGGAAGCTCGTCTCGTTTCGTTAATACGTACTTAACGAGATCCTCTTCTTTTCTCTTTTTCGTTGCCATGTGTTTTCTCCTTATCTCTTCTCAATTCCGGGGAAAAAACTCCCCTTTTACCAATATTTTCAGAAAATTCTTTCAGGATTCTTTTTAACTCCCCTTCCCCGGTCCCCATGGTAGGGTCCTTCCGAACTCAACTGGGGGCGGTAGTCCGTTTTTTCGGACGCATTTCGCTCGCTGTCCGTTTTTTCGGACACATTTCGCTCGCTGTCCGTTTTTTCGGACTCGTTCTACCATCCTCCGCTCGCCTCGTCCAGCATTATCACTCTACCGAACTCATCAAGCATATATCTGTCACTCGCCAGTCCGTCCGCATGCTCCTCCGCATGACACTTACGGCATAATACTTCCAAGTTGTCCAGGTTGAGAGTCACGCTCGTATCGTTGATGTTCTCTGCAGTGATGTAGATCTTATGGTGTACGGCCTCTCCCGGTGTGATGAATCCCTTCCTCAGACACCGCTCACAGAGTCCGTTGCTTCTGTCCATCGCCAGCAGCCTGACCTGCTTCCATGCTTGTGATTTGTAGAACTTCCTTGCATAGTCTTTCATAGTTCTGCAAGGCCTCTCTCTATCAGCTTCTCTGCTCTGTCCCTGGTAACGATGAGCTGCTCCCCTCTTGCTACTCTCCTGCCCTCCGCAGTATCGAAGGCACGGATGACGGTGACAGGGATGTTCTCATCGCCTTCTCCCACGGCTTTGTATGAGCTGGTACCGGAGGCGAGGATCTCTTCCCATCTGTCGGGGACCGGATGGTACTCGAATGGAGGCAGACCTTCCTGGATCTCCTTCACCGGGATCACACTCATGTCGAATGGCAGCACGAATGCGTTCTCTCTGTCTTTGACTCCGATTTCACTGAACACCGGGCAGGGGGTAACTATTACCGGCACTCCCATGGAGAGAGCCTCTGCCACGGAGAAGCAGTATGCCTCACTGTCGGAGAGCTGCACGAGTCCGCAGCCTTTATCTCCGGGAGGATATTTAATCTCGGAGACCTGAGCCTCATGTTGGGGGACGTGAAGCTCCTGGAGTCTCCTGTAAAGATGTCCCATGTATACGGAATACCGGCTGTGTCTAATGCTCTGCCGAGGCGGATCATACGGTCTCTGCCCTTCTCTGCTGTCAGCCTGGTCGCTGATACGAGGTGCAGACTCTTCTTGACTCCGCTGGTGTCTATAGGGAGATATGATACTTCTGCCTTCATTCTGGTCAGCTTCTCGAAAGATCTCCGGGCCCTCTCAGACACGGCGATGAATCTCGTTATCTTCGGATGGTGGGTCGGCTTTACGTGCATCTCCTTGTAATCCGAGTGGATGATCTGGATGTATTCGTCCGCATCCACGTAGTCTATGATGTCGCCTGTAGCGTAGTTGAAGAAGGTCTTCTCGCATTGGATCCTCTGTCCTCCATGCCAGTGGAACACCGGGACGTATCTTCTGAGCCTCCGGATCTGTTCGAGATCTCCGACAGAGTAATAGATGGCGATGTCCTTCTCGTGGTACTTCTTTGCCAGATAATAGAAAAAGGACTCCACACCGCCTATCACGTTGATGGAGTGGAAGTAGAAGATATTCTTTGCCATGGTTTTCTCTCCAAATGAAAAGCACCTCAGGCTCTTTCCCGAAGTGCTTCCCATTGAATGAAGTGTAAGGAGATGACTATTGGATCCGCTATATGCGTATTCCGGTATATGATAATATACTACACCATGAAAAGGTGTGTTTTGGTTTGTTCTTTTCACATAGTGAGGAGGATCCAGATAATCAGGATCACTCCGAGGACTATCCATATCCAGGTCATGGTTCTTCCTCCTCCTCGTCAGAATAAATATGATGTCTTTTTTCGACTGCTCCATCTGTTATAACTAACGCATATTTTTTGTGCATATAAATCTCTATGCTCGTCTCTCCCTCTTCTAATAGGTGTTTTATAAGTTTCATCACTTTATCAATTAGTCTCATCAGTTATCACTCCACCTTTACTGTGTGCTGCACTCTGACTTCTGAGAACTTTATTAAGCCTGCATCTGCCAGAGGGATTCTGCATCCGGAGACAGTCCTGTCGTTCAGCCTTGCTACACAATAAGGCAGTAACGGACAGTCTTCCTTCCCTTCCTCCGTTGCCTTGCATTTTACTATGAATCCCAGTTCCATCTCACTCCTCCACGTCCATCTTTGCTCCACAGGTCGGACAGTATTTAAACCTTGCCCATCCTTTATTGAAATACTCAACAAAGCCACATTCGGAGCATTTTACTTCGTCATAAGTCATGAAGATGCCCGATTCAGTATTTATTTCTATCCACTTCCCATGTCTAACAAAAGCATATACACCGATCTCTTTCCCTTTTGGAGTCTTGTCCAGGTTGTTAACCGCATCGAGGATTATATTCTTCTCTTCTTCTGTCATCTCAGTCCTCCACGATCCTGAAGACGAAGCCGTCCGCCTCCTGCGGTTCCAGGTGTCTCCGGTTCTGCTCTTTCGGATTCCATCCGCAGTTATGACAGTACCACTCGTCTCCGAAGTCTCTCATGTTACAGTCCACCGCATCATTGTAGGGACAGACGACTGTAATCTGATCCCTACGCTTCATAGTCTGCGTGTTATACCTCAAACGCTTTGCCATATATCTCCTCTCTGAAAAGGTCTTACAGGGCCTCCTGATGATAGTCGCAAATCACATCAAAAGGAGGATTTTTCCCTTCGTAATATTTTTTTATTTTTGTAGGAGGCCCTTGCCTTTGTTAACTGTTATCTGTTCGATGCCCTGCCTCCGGAGCGTGTAGATGTACTTTGCCTCGTACATCATGTCCTCTGCGATGTCTTCCCACCGCTGGAACTCCACGTATCTCCTGAGCAGTGCCTCTTCATGTCTCGGAGTCTCGGTGTATCTCATGATGGTGTCCCGGATATCCTGCTTCAGCTCGATGATCCTGATCATCATTCCTCTGAGTCGCACCTGTTCATCTACGATCTTAGTCGCAGCTCGTCCTACCTTATCCGAGGGGACTGAACTCTTCCCTCCGTGTCCCGGAGGAGAGACGACAGAAGTAGCCTCCAGCTCGAGCCTCCTGATCTCTCTCTTCAGGTGCTGATACTCCGTATTCAGTTTGAAGGCTCTGTCCAGCCACTGTTCCGTCTTCAGATATTCCTCCAGGTCTATCATGTCATGCCCTCCTGTTCCAGTTCTCGAGTGCATCCTCCACCGACTTGTTCCACATCTGGGATCCGTTGCATCTTGAGTTAGAGCATTGGTACCACCAGAGCGTAGTCGGATGGGAGGATTCCGGATTAAGGATCTTGCTCTTCAGCTCAGGCTGAGATCCGCAGAACGGACATGCCAGAAGCCTGTCATCTCTCTTCCTTCCCTTGATGTCGATGAAGCTCATAGTATCTTCTCCTTCCTGATGTCATAGAGGATCTGATCTATATCAATCGTGAACTGGATACCACTATTCTCCTCGTCTGCGATGGAGAGAGTCGCTCCCGTCTTGTCTACAGTTGCTCTGACAACCAGAGGAAGATATTTCCCTTTGTTCTTTTTTTCGTTGTACATAAATCCGTATGTTCTATACTCTTTCATAGTCTCTCCTCCAGTTCCTTCATGTTCTTCTGTTCAAGAGCGGTCTTCTCCAGAGCTGTGATAAGTCCCGGAACTTCATGTATGTTGATACATTCGAGCTGCGTCTCCGTGGCATATGGGAGGATCCCTCTCATGGTGAAGAGCAGCTGCTCCGCATCCTTCGGAATGTATCCGACTTCCCGGAGGGTATTCCAGTCCAGGAGCTTCAGGAGAACTTCCTGATAAATGCTCCTCAGTGCAGATCTGACTTCTGCCATGGAGGGAGCGAACATCATCTTCCTCTTCAGCCACTCCACAGCCTGGTGCATTACTTCTGCAGGGACGAGCTGGAACTCACGGTGCCACTCTTTTACCATCAGTTCCATATCTTCACGTTTCTGTAATATGAAAATCTGACTCCGATATGCTAAGAACTTCATTGTCTGTTCTCTGGTCATGTCCAAACTCCTTTTCGTATAATGCTTTGTAGCCTTCGTAGTTATACTCAGCTGCCGTCTTCTTGCCCTGAGAGGAAGGCTTCCTGTCTCTCTCCCAGTTCCTGAAGGCTGCCTTCCAGTCCTTCATCTTGTTCTTCCCTACCATCCATCCCTTTGACTGATAGAAGTCTATGAATGCCTCCGGATCCACTGGAGAATGTCTCTCGTTTTTGTATCGGGTGACCTCTTCAAGAGAGGGAGGAGTGAAACGACTTTCTTTTGCACTTACGTTAGTAAGTGTTTTCTTTATATCTAATCTCTTATCTCTTATCTCTATACTCTTATCGGACATCGTGGGGACAATGTCCTCGGACTGCTGATTTTTGGCTCTATAAAGCCTTTTTTTCTCTGCCCACTCGGTCTCACTTCCGAGCATCTTATGCACCTCATTCATGAAGATGGTGCCATCATCAAGCACCTTCATCATGCCCAGTTCAGTGAAGAGCTTTACCGCACTGCGGACAATGTCCACGTTGGTGTTGGTGATGGCGGAGAGCATCGTTTCATTGTATGGAACGAGATCCGAGAACCGGAGGCTGCCATTATGGTCGAGGCTCTCGCAGAGGAGCTTCAGATAGAAGAGGATGTAGTCTTTACCGTTTGGCAGAGCCTCTACGATCTTCATGTCGTGCCTTTTGAAGAAGTCCTTCTTCAGCTTGAGCCAGTAGTATTTATTCCCTGCCATCCTATACCTCCTCAATGTCCAGAATCACTTTATACTCCGGCCCGATCTCGAAGCTGTCAGTGAATCCTCGGATCCATTTCCAGTTATCGTTGGCGAGCTTTCCGCTCTTCAGCATAGCGTCCAGGATGAATTTTTTTCCGAACGCTATGTTGTCCTTATCTCGTTTCCGGTTCTTCTCTACCCATGTGAATTGGATAAATACCGGTTTTGTTATCTTCGGAAGGCGAGCGAGGGAGTATATGATTCCCTCCTCGACTTCGTTCTTCATCTTCGCTCCTGCGTAGTATCCTCCTGATACCGTCCGGTTTGCCCTGACGTACTCATTCAGGGAGGGGAGCTTCATGTTTATCTCTACTCTCATCCAGCCTGTACCTCATGAAAGTGACCGGTCTGCCGAATCTGTTCTTTGAGACGACAGGCTCTTTAATGAATGCGACTCCGTTCCGGATCATCTCGCTGACTCTGGTAGCGAGCTTCGTGATCCCGAGATCCATGAAGGCCTCCATCGGAGAGATGGATCCGAATGAACGGATATAGTCGATTATCTGCTCATGCTGTGTCATGGTGTCCTCCTTAGAATGGCAGATCATCTTCCTGTATCGGGAAGGCCTCTGCCTGAGCGAAGAGATCCTCCGGGTTATACTGAGGCTCATCCTTCTTTGCCGGCTTGTAGTTCCTTCCGTATGGTGACTCGGATGCAGCTGTCTTCTGCTGAGGTTTATCCAGCATCTCCACGGTGGATGCATTTATGTTCCATCCGTACTTGGTCTCTCCATCGTTGCCCTGGTATGAGTAGGTGTTCAGAGATCCTATAACTCCGACTCTCTGTCCCTTGACGAGATACTGTCCGCAGATCTCTGCGAGCTTGTTCCAGGTCACGACCGGGATGAAGTCGCTCTGTTCCTTGTTATATGTTTTAGTGACCGCCACTGTGAAGGTGGTCTTCTTGGTTCCTTCGGAGGTCGAAGAGGTCTCCGGTGCTTTAGTCAATCTGCCGATAATTGTTATTTGATTCATGCTGATATTCCTTTCTGTAAAGATATTTGTCGCTCCTTGCCTGTACCCATCCTCTCAGGTAGAACTGAATGGCGGTGTCCAGGATCAGAGGGAGCATGTTGTCGAAGATCATGTCCGGGTTATCCCAGAGCCTCCGCTCCATGTCCTCGAACTCGGAGGCGAAGGATTCGTCATATTCCACGTCCACGTCTGTGGGGATCCAGTTGAATCCCATCGCCTTGAACTCGTCCCTGAACTTCTTTGCGATCTTCGGATAATCCCTCAGGTTCATGTTGCCCTTGCTGGGTCTTCTCCATGTCAGGAATCTTTTTTCTCTGTCCATGAGCTGACCTCCGTGTTAGAATAATGGGTGGGGTCATTTATGAGTGCATCTTTGGTTTCGGTGGCTTGTTTCTGATCCCTTTCCTTTATTGCCTCTTCTATCTTGAAATAAGCATCGGCTGCCTCCTTCATGTCTGCCGGATGACCTCCCATGTGCAGGATCTCACTCAGGTTGACCTGGATCCATAAGAGGGCCTTGGTGTCCAAATCTATCGTCCACTCGTCCGGATTTACTGTGCTGTTCCATACGTATTGAATTTTCATATCGTCTCCTCCTTTTTCTTCATTTCCTTCTGCCCACATGCCAGGCATAACTTCTTTCCGAATGTCTTCAGGGATGCATCAGCGACCTGTTCTGCTGTCCAGTTAGCGTTTCCCTTGATCTCTTTTCCACACTCCTCACAGATGAGAGGTGCTTCCTGCTGCTCGATGGCATGGCTCACTTCCTCGTATGATGCGATGGCGGTGTCTATGCCGATGCCCAGGAATCCGAGTGCCCTTCCTACTGCACTGGTCTCGCAGTTCTCCACGTAGCTCGTCTTATTGATGGCCGAGGAGGTCTTCTCTTCCAGGGCGAGTCCGGAGGCGAGGAGCTTCCCTTCTCCGTCCCTTATCTCTGCTCTCACGAGGATCACTCCGTTCACGAAGTCCTGCACCGTGGTAGAAATGGATCCTTCCGGGTGCAGTCTCCTGAAGGCTGTCACTCTCTGATTCACTTCGATGTATTCTTTCCCCTTGATGGGTATGGTCTTCAGACCTTTGTTCACTTTCTGAATGTCTTCAAACGTCATCCTATATGCCCTCCTATGTAGATCATGAGTGCAGCCAGGAGAACGATACCAAGTCCTCCGTAAATAGCCTCCAGCCAGATCCTTAACTCCTTATCCTTCATGTTGTTACTCCTTTCCTTCCTGCTAAGTATTCAATGTTCTTGAGAGTGGATACTCTCATCTGTCCCGGATGAGCGAGGTATGTGTAGAGCGTTCTTTCGGTGATCCCGAGTGCCTCTGCGAACTCGTCCATCGTCAGATCCGAGAGGTCTATCATCGCCTTGAGATCCTGACGCAGCTGCTCGAGATCCACCATGCAGCTCTCTCTCCTCATCCTCTTCTTCGTATTCAGAGATCCTTTCGGTCTCCCTGATCCTCTTCCTCCCATAATCGCCTGCCTTCTGTGCATTTCATGCACGCTCGTCAGCAAAAAAAATATCACAAATCTCTTTTCTGCTTAGTTTCATCATGGCTGCAATTTGGTTCATCTCACGACCTTTAAAATCGAACACTCCGAGGAGCTTTCGGTTCAACGTATATGTCGTTATACCGAGGGATTTAGCCATTTTCTCCTGAGTGTACCCTCTGGATTTTAAAGTCTCTTTCAATAGATTAAGGTCTATCATCCTTCCTCCTTTCGTGTGCTACATGCACTTTTTTCTTTAATGGTACACCTCGCTCACGTTAACGTCAAGCACTTTTTCCTAAAAAAATATGCATTTTTTTGTTGTGTTTCATGCACGATATTTATAAAATATATATAGGTAGGGTTCAGGAGGTGTTATATGACTATCGGTGGGAAGATTAGAAGATACAGAAAACTGGCAGGACTGACCACTGAAGAATTAGCGAAGAGAGTTAACGTCTCTCGTCCCACTATTTCTCGCTATGAATCCGATGAGATAAATATCTCGGTGGATATGATAGGGAAAATAGCAAAGGCTCTCAATATATCTCCGGTAGAGCTTTTAGACCTCTCATATCTTGACTCAGAAGTCGAAGCAGTTCCGGTTCCGACTCTCGGTGAGGTCGCAGGAGGCCCTCCGATAGATGCACTGGAAGACGCATATGAAGAGTTCTCCATCTCGAAGGCTCTTGCTCAGAGAGGCACGTTCGCCACGTTCAGGATCAAGGGTGACTCCATGGCTCCGAAGATAAATGACGGAGATGTAGTCCTCGTTCAGTACGGAGCAGATGTAGCCTCCGGAGATGTCGCTATCTGCTACATGTACGACTATCAGGTCACATGCAAGAAGGTCTTCTTCCTGGAGGGAGGAAAGGTCAAGATACAGGCTTATAACGAAGAGGTCTATGCTACGAAGATCTTCACGAAGAAGGAACTCGTAGAGATGAACTTCCAGATCCTCGGCAAGGTCGTTCTGGTCGTAAGGGATGAGTTCTGATGAAGATCACGAAGACGAAGAAAGGGTATACCTGCGTGGTATACCTCGGAGTAGATGAAGAGGGAAAGTCGCTCTCGAAGAGATTCACAGCTCCTACGAAGGAGGATGTTAAAAAGGCTGTGAACGAGTACCAGTATCAGTTCGATATGGCCAAAGCCAGGAAGATCTCGCTCGGGATGACTTTAAAAGATGCTTTCAGGGATTACATAGATTCCCGGGAGCATCTCCTTTCCCCTGCCTCCGTAAAGAGGTACAGAGGGATCGTGCGGAATGACTTCCAGGATCTGATGCTTCAGGACATCAAAAAGATAAAAAAGCAGGACGTTCAGAAGGCTGTGAATGGCATGGCACAGCAACAGTCTCCGAAAACTGTAAGAGATAAGGTCGCTCTGTTCAATTCTGTCATGAAGGAATACCGGGGTTTTGCCTTCGATCTCTACCTTCCGCAGAAGGAAAAGACGGAACTGTATATTCCTACGAGGGAGGAGGTCGACAAGCTCCTCGAGTTTGAAAAAGGATCCAAATGGGAAGTACCTATCCTCCTCGCAGCTCTATGCGGTCTCCGCAGGTCTGAGATCGCAGCTCTCACATGGGAGGACGTTGACCTGGAAGAAGGGACCATACGGATCAACAAGGCCCTCGGAGTCACGGACGGAGAAGGATATCGTCTGAAAGCTCCTAAGACGTATGCAGGATATAGGATGGCAGAAATACCCGAACGTGTCAAAATCGTTCTCCAGAGGCTCTCAGAGGAACGAAAACCGATAACAGAACTAAATATTCAGACTATGTCTAACAAGTTCCCTCACGAGCTTGAGAAGGCAGGTCTGCACCGGTTCCGTTTTCACGACCTACGGCACTACTTCGCAAGCACGCTCCTGGCACTGGGAGTTCCTGATCTCTACGTGATAAAGATCATCGGACACAGCACCACTTCGATGCTCGAACACTACCAGCACGTTCTGTCAGATGAGGACAGGAAGTTCAGGGATCTGATAAGGGAAAATTTGTAAGAAATTTGTAAGAGATTACTGAAAAAAATAAAAAAACGGATGCTTTTATAGAGCCATTTGTAAGACTCGGAAGCATCCGTTTTTCCTTTTGCAGAGCGGGTTTTTGCCTATTTAAAGGCATTTTCCCGTGGTCTGGGTGACAAGATTTGAACTCTATATAATATGCCTTTACAAAGCCATAAACACAGGATTTGTAAGAGAATTTGTAAGAGAATGCAATAAAAAAGGCCCTCCCAAGAAAGGAGCGAAAGAAGGAAGGGCCAGGTGATGATGTCTTTTTTTGAGATTTAAAGGATTTAGTATTTTAGGAGGGTATATGGTCAGCCGAAAAGGTAACGCATCAGGAAGCCGACTATGGCTCCCACGACTCCGGATGCGATGTATGTCCATATCTGTCTTAACTTGTACTTCCGTGCCTCCTTGATCTCGTCCACGTCACTCCTGAGAACTTTTACGCTCTCAGCCAGGATCATGGTAGATTTACCGAGATCTGCCACGGTGTCGGTGAGCTTCTTCAGATCTGCCACGGTGGTGAACAGGGTCTTGATTTGCTCGTCGTGTTGTACAAGTTTGGAGGTTATGTCTATCTCATTCATAGTCAGTCCTCCTTTTTTATCTCCGGAAGATTAAGACTTTTGCATCCTTCAATTATCTCAGCGATGCAGGAGCTTCCTCCGGTCAGGGCGACTGCTGTGAGGATCTCACCGAGGAGGCTCACGGAGTCGTTAAGTCCCAGCTCGAAGATGATGTCGAGCTGATAAGTAAACGCACAGAGGAGGCCCAGTACAAGAGCCACCGCTGTCGTTATGTAGGATCCATACTTCGTATCCGTCCAGAAGGATTTGAAGCGATCTATCAGGATCCAGATAATTAGTGATATTGAAAGAATCTTGTGCATGGTGTTCCTCCTTATAATCCGCTATTTAAAGTATGGATAGTATCCGATAATAGATTGCCTATCAGACACGTTCCTGAATCAACACTCCAAAGCTCACAGCTCGTTTTGTAGTAAGAGTTGTTCATGTTTAAGTTTTGAAAAGCTGTTTCTGAAAAATAGCTAGAATGTCCTCTAAGGGAAATAGCAGGTGTTTTGCACGTTATCCCTGGGGTTGCCGATGCGGCATTACTGACAGTAGCAGCAGATAGATAAGTAGAATAGACTCCATAAGACGGAGATGTATATGTGAGGGTGCCACTGACATTATAGTAGTATGCTCTATAATCATAGTTAGTTGCTTGTGCTGATAAAGTATTCCTTGTTTCTGCCTGAGCGTTTTCATAGTTAGTTGCGTATCTTGCATTTGGGGCCACTGCTACAAACGCATAATCCTTTATGGCTGCTATAGGAGCCCAGTTGCCATAATCATAATGTACATACAGCTTATATACTTGGATATAATCGTGTGTATCATCCCCTGTCACGGTTGCTAAGGATTGAGATGCTATAAGAGTAGTCGCTGTTGTAGACCATGTCCAAGTAGCAATAGAAGTATCTTTGAAGTATACGGTCTCAGGGGTAAATGTATGGACAAGTGTAGGGTTTTGCCCCATCCATGACCATGAGCCACCGCCACCACCACCTGTCCCTGTGATGGCTTCTCCTGCTGCATCATGAGCTGTGTACCCACTATTGAGTACGGACGCTGTCACGGTGTCAGATGTCAAGTCCATCTGAATCACTCCGTTAAAGATCAATTTTGATATAGCCATGATGTTACTCCTCGATTATTGTTATAAGTGGCACGTATGAGTAGTAGTTAGATCCTCTTGATCTCGCATATACCGCCACTGTATCGTTCTTTGTGATGCTCACTCCTGTGACCATTTTATTCTGCACATGATTTGACCAAGTGGTTGTGTCGGCTGTCCCATAAGCAGAACCACCGATGTAGAGCTGGCTTCCGCTTGTTCCGCTTGTGCTTGACCTCATACATGACCAATAAACCGTATATGTTCCTGTCTTGTCGCAAGTTAAAGAGTTTACCGATGTATATGATGATGACGTTGCTCTCGTTGTGGACTCGTGTGCCTGTGCGTTCTTCGATGATCCCGATGCGGTACCGGTTACGGATGCCACGCAGTCATCGTCCTCGGAATATCCCACCTTGACAGTGACACCGCTGACGATATTCGCTGCCGTGAGGTTTGTAGTAGTGACTGCTGCTATCGTTTGAGCCCCTGTCAGGTATGTTCCGGATGCTATTGTCTGGTTGCTCGTGGAAGGGGCTATCGTTGCAGCTCCCTTTGTAGTTACCGAAGCAGAGAGACTCACAGAACTGTTCCCTGCCGTTCCCGAGCTGACGTATCCTGCGGTTACCGAAGGTGTGACGGAGACTGTCTTTGATAAGGTCAGCGTGTTGGTTCCTGTCGATACCGTTGCACTGGTTCCCGAGATGGTGGCCGGTGCGGTTGCGGATCCCGAGGAGACCGATGCAGATGCAGCTGAAGGATAATATCCAGCAGGGGCGGTCACTGTTGCTCCGCTTTTCATCAGATCTGAGTTGCTCTTAACACTGAGCTGCTCTGTTGCTGTTGTAGTACCTGCAGAGACATATCCTGCGGTTTGTGTATGAGATGCAGTAATGAGTCCTGTGGAACTGTTGACCGATACTGTAGGATTCGGATGCGTTGTCGAGGTCACACTCTTTGTTGTCTGGCTTGCATAGTATCCGGCAGGGACGGTCACCGTGTCCCCTGAGGCGGTGAGGTCACTCGATGTCTTTGTTGCTATGGATCCCGATACTGCAGTTCCAGTATTATCGTGAGCGGTATATCCGGACAGGAGGGCAGCAGCGGTCACTGTATCCGAAGATATGTCTACCGCAGTTATCTCTCGAATAGTACCTCCATGGACATCTGTGGTATCTGTCACTACGACAGCTCCTCCACCGCCTCCGGATCCTGTCCCGGTAGACTGGGTGCCGTCTGCCTTGAAGTAGATCTTGCCCTGAGCTACGTCCGAGTCTGTGGCCGTAGTGGGTGATGTATCTGTGAATCGGGCCGTTCCTCCGCCTGTCTGCGGAAGATTTACCGCAGGAACATCGGAATAACTTGCACCGAGTAAGGTGATATTCTTAGCCATAGGCTCACCACCTTTACGAGATGCTCAATACTTTTGTAGTTGAGTCCTG